TCTAACTCATGAAAATTCAAGTTCTGTGATTCATCTACGATAACAATTGAGTCATCTAATGTAGTACCACGGATGAAAGATGTAGACCAGAAGGTTACACTCTCTTGTTCCTTGAGATTGCCCCATAACATTTCAAACTCTTGATCAGTAGGCAACTCAAACATATACTTGACCATATTTTTATATGGTATCTGATATAAGAATGACTTGTCCTCATGATCACCAGGTAAGAAACCAATCTCCCTTGTAGACACTAAAGATCTTACTATCACTACCTTATTGTAAGGAGTTATGGGATCTAAAACTTCTTTGAGTGCATTGTACAGGGTTATAAATGTTTTACCTGTACCAGCAGCACCATAGAGAAATAGATTCTTACCTTCCTGATATGATTTGAAAGCAATCTTTTGATTAGCAGTAATAGGTTCCACTGCTACCATTTGATCAACGTTGTATGGTTTCTTTCTTTTCATTTGCTTGGTAGATCTACCAGCACCAACGTTGTTAGACATTTTCTTTTTTCTTGCTGGCATTAGAAGTGAGTTCTTTTTTGAGGTTTTACTTTGGATCCTGGCACTTGTGCTACTTTAGATAACACTTCTTGCCAACCTCCATCAGTTCTAGAGTACACATCTCCTGTACCACTGACTACTCCTCCTGATCCTTTCGACCAATCTTTATCCCAGTCAGGATTATCTTTTCTCCACTCATCATACTCTTTCATTGTCATAGACAACTCTTTAGTCTCACCTGTCTTCAAATTCTTTAGTGGATATGTTGGCATTGGTTTTTGCGAGTGATTTATTTATTGAGTCCTGAATAGCAGCACTAAAGTGTAATGGTTTAGCAGTACACATATTGCATACGTTCTCTGGTATTCTACTATTAGTACAGAACTTTGTCAATTCATCATCACTACAATCAACAGGTATTCCATCTACAATATAATCTTTCCATTCATAATCATCACTTTGTCCTGTGACAGACAGCAATTCTCTCAAAAATGCAGTGTTAGGACACTTCCATAGTCTACCATTGTATAACTGAGCGTTAGGACAGGAGCAAACCTTATAACTTTTACTGATATTATTATGGTTGTAAGGATGTACTTTACCGTCTCGTTTTTTTATTGAATCAAACCATCTATCCTTACCAGTATGATGTTCGGTGACCAGTACCTTAGGATGATTGAACTTCTTTATTATATCTACTACCTCTGGTAGATGTACACTGACTCTCAAATATATCTGAGGATCATCTAACGCTCTTCTAATCCAAGATTCATTCTGTAACAGAAGTAAACCGTTAGTGTATAGATAGACAGCATTTCTAGTGTGTGATCTGCATTCATATAATATTTCCTCACATCTAGGGTTGAGTAAAGGTTCTCCACCAATGATGGACACTCTATCTATATCAAGTCTTGGTAAGATAACTCTTATATCTCTCAACAAAGCATCAGTATCCAACTTACTACCAGATGAGAAGTAATTACTGAAATGGTTGCACCCTTTGCACGATAAGTTACAACCTATCGTAGTACTTACGTCAAGTATGCTCAGCTTTGGCAAGATAAGCAGCTCCTATACTAGTGCCTCCATCAGTGGAGATTGGTTCAGCATAAATTTGTCTACCCAATTCCTTCTTTAGCATGTAGTTAACAGTACAATTCAAGAAGCAACCACCAACAAGTATTAGATTTTTATCTGTTAGGTCTGCTAACTCAAGTGCTCTCTTCTCCCACCTTTTCTGTACATTATAACAATCACTAGGTCCATAAGATGCTTTACCCATGACCTTACCAGCATCCATGTAATGCCATCCATGTCTAATACAACACTGCTCAAAATCCTTACCAGTTCCTATGTTAGATTGATCAAAATATCTTTTATGTATCACATTCCATGATGGAAGATCATACATGCTTTCTATTTCTATCTTCTCACCTGTCTTAGAACCATTAGCATCCACCACAATGACAACTGCATCATCAAACCCAGACCTATACCATGCACATGCAGCATGAGTCATGTGATGACGGTCACGATAGTCATAGACCTTTGCATTAGGAAACATCTTAGTTACCATTCTTAGATCCATCACTGATAATAGTTGTTCAGTTGGATTATCCCAGTAACAATGTGATACTGCTATCACATCAATATTACAATCAATATATGGCAGTAAACATTTGATTGAGTTACTATACTTTTTTCTATTAATTCTTTCTGCTTCCAAATAAAAATCCACTACACCATCTTTCATGATGCAGATAGATGCGTTATTAGATAAGTTTACTCCTAATATATTCATAAAAACCTAGGGGGCAAAAAATTTACGGAGTTTTTTTCCCCGAATATTTGAAAATAAAAAGTCATTTTCCCCTGAGTATACCGATCTCTGGAAAGTAAATGTAATCTAACTCACTGTTCTCTAGTGTTCTGATAGCATCCTCTGGTGTCTCAACCATTGGTTCACCTGCTAGATTGAATGATGTGTTGAGTAGTATAGGTAGTGATGTAATTTTCTCAAACTCAGTTATCAAATCATAGAAGTGTTGGTTCTGTTCTCTCGTAACAGTTTGAACTCTACATGTATTATCAATATGATTAATTGCAGGTAAATTATCCACCCAATCTTCTCTCATATCAACAGCAAAGGTCATGAACGGTGACTCATCTAGACCTGCCATGTCAAAGTACTTGTTAGCATGTTCTTTTAGAACAGTACCTGCAAAGGGTCTAAATGCTTCTCTATGCTTGATTTTATTTACTTTATCCTTTCCCATAGGATCTCTAGGATCATAAAGTATAGAGCGATTACCTAGTGCTCTTGGACCTGCTTCAGATCTACCCTGAAATATTGCTATGACCTTACGTCCATCTCCAGAATAAAACTTATCCTGCTCCAAATATTTTTCACCATAAGCTAAGAGTGATGCTACTTCTTTAGGAGTAACACTCTCACCACTAATATTAGATAGATCATACTTAGGTCCGAGGTAAATGTTTTTCATAACCAATTTGGTTTTCTGGATGGGTCACGTAGATAATTAGATGCAGCCCAAGGTTTGCTGCCAATGTAATTTTGGTAAGCAGTAAAAGTGTCAATGCTTGTGTCATGTTTATACTCATCTGGCATTGCACGTGTAAAGGATGTAGGTATGGTTCGTATATTAAAAGGAATAATACTTGATGCCTCTTCTATAGTTTTCTGACAACTATGTACCTTACCATATCTATGAGTATACTCTGCACACAATGCTAGACCATGAGCAAGTAACCACCATGTATTAGTCAGTGATTCATTTGCCCAGATAGTACAAGGATGATTACGGAATGCACCTTTCTCTGTCTTGTATGGTTCGCCATTGGTACGATGCAATTGACCATAACCATGACCCCATTTGTCAGAACAAACAATAGAAAGCATTTGACATGTTTCTAATGGCATCTTGACTACATGCTTATCAGGTAAGCATTGAGCAGACGTATAGGGTGATGGATCAGTTACGAAGATGTTCATAATGTTCTAATAATGCAGACCCAATAGCAATACCACCATCGTATGCAATAGGATCTACGTACAAATTTATATCTAACTCTTTTATTATACTCTGATTTGCTGCACAATTCAAGAAGAATCCTCCACTCACAACAACATTCTTTTTCCCACTCATCTCAACTGCTTTCTTTATCATAAAGATTGCATGTTTTTCAGCAGACTTTTGTAATCTATATGCTAAATCTTCTGGTCGGTATGCAGTACCGTGATATTCAGTTGTATTTCCTGAAGCATAAAGTTCTTTACTACAAAGACTATGATTGTACTCCTCTACGAATAGGTCTGTTGGTGTACCAGAATGTCCGTAAGCAGAGAGACCCATAGTTTTACCTGCCTCTATCTCATCAAAGTTACAGTACCTTGAGACTCTTCTGAATGCTTGACCTACACTAGTCCTATCACTATAAAGATTCCCTTTGTACCAGTAAGGTTCATCTAATAATTCACACTCATCCTCATTCCAAAAGGTAGAGTAATGTTTGAACAGAGGAATGAACTCACCAGAATAATCATAGATGCTTTCTATCTCAGCATACCTCAATTGAACACCTGCAGATTCATAACCTTCTGTTTGTGCCACACTATCATCAGTATGATAAGAACCTTTACCATCCATCACTACACACACTGCATCATCAAACCCTGAGTTATAAAATGCACTAGCAGCATGACACTCAT